GTTGCCGCGGTAATTAGGATCGTTACGCTCGAGCGCCGGGTTGTCGGCCAGCCGTGCCGCGATGAAGGTCAGGCTTTTGATGGTGTCGGCGGTGTGGTCCGGATTGTCGCGTATTGCCGCGCGCTTGCTGTCATACCATTTCAGCGCGTCGTCGGCGCCGCGCACAAAGTATCGCACGACACCACTGCGCTCCATGATCGGATAGCCGCTGTCCGGATCCCACCACCACTGGATCAGCTTGGCGACCCATGAGCCGGCGTCGGCGTTGCAGGACGCGCGTATATACGGACGTATACCTGTGGTCGAGCGGTTGCGCGACATCAGATACATAAACTGGTATTGCGTGAACGTGGTCAGCTCATCGAAACAGATGCAACCAATCTGCGAGCCATGCCAGTCGAGCACGGTCTGGTCGTATTCGAGATGCGACAGTTTGACGCTGCCGCGGCCGGGCCACACCCATTCGAGACGATGGTTGACCGGAATGCCGTTGGCGTGCGGGAACAGCTTCATGGTCTCTGACCAGAGGCCGCCCGGCCGGCGCAGATCCACCGTGGTGCGGCGAAACATCACGGTATCGAAACCCTGCACCTTGGACGGGTAGCGCATCGCCTCGAGCAGCAGCGACCAGCTTTTGCCGGAGCCGGCGGAGCCACCAAAGATCGCGATATCCGCGTCGCAGCCCAGGAAGGTCTGCTGCGGGCCCTCCTGCGGCATGATCTTAACCGCGGCGTCAAATGCGGCGCTGGCACTCATGTGCGGGGCGTGCCGTCCGCTTCGCGGGTGATGCACACGTTCGCCCACATCGCCGCAGTGCGCAGCGTGCGCAGCACGTGGTCACGATCGGCGCCGGGCTGGAGGTGACCCTCGACATAGAGCGCGAACTCGCGGAACACGTGACGCAGATCCGCCATCTGCATCAGCTGCTCGTCGGTCGGTTTCAAATATTCAAACGTGGACTCATGCAGGATCACGCCGCCTCCTCCGCCTTGCCGTCGATGGTCGGTGGCCCGGGCTCGGGTTCGATCGCCTCCGGCTTGTCGCGACCGTTCGATGGCATGAAGAAATGAACGGTTTCACGCGCCTCTGCGAACGGGTCGAGCCCGCGCATGTCGGCCGCGGTCAGCTTCCACTCCGGCCCGCCGCGGGTCAGCAGCCAGTATTTGATCGCCGCCACGTTGCCGGCGAAGCCCTCGGTCACCAGGGCGAAGCCCATCTTGGCGGTGACCATGTCGCGGCCGTCTTCCAGCTCCTGGTGGAAGTGCTTCGTCAGGGTGTGGTTGGCGATGTCGAGCACCTTGCTGATGGTCTGGTGGGCGACCCCGTTGCTGGCCAGGATCCGCACCTGCTCGCGCTCCTTATCGCTCGGCACGAACGGCTCGAGCCGTCCGTCCGGGCCCTTGGCCTCCGGCGGCAGCTTGCCGCCTTCCCGCATCAGCGCGGCGTATTGGTTCGACATCGGGATAACCCCTTTTGTTGACATCTGGGGCAAAAACGGTCACAAGGAGGGTGCACACATTTTGGAGTCCCTCGATGACCTTCTCTCGCACTGATCTGTTGAATCTCGCTTTGGCGGTCTCCGCCGCGGCGAGCAGCGCCTACATCGACGAGCGGCTGTCGACCGCCGCCACCCAGCACCACCTCGCCGCCCGGCTGTGGGCGGAGGTTGGCTACGACGCCAAGGCGAAGCACCACAGCATGCTGGCCGACGCGATCAGCAACGAGATGATCGAGCTCGCGGCCGGCGACGTGGAGTGCGTGGCATGAGCGATTTTTACGTGCGCTGCCGGCTCACCCCGGTCCCCGCGTTTGAGGTTTGGCGCCTGTCCACCGACACGAAGGTCAGCAGCTTCGTGGTCAAGAACGGCGAGTGGGATGTCGCCGAGTATCTGGCCAAGCTGGCGGCCAAAGATCTGAACGAAGGGATCGCGTGATGACCAAGCGCAAAGACTTCACCCCGGAAGCATTGCGCTTCGCGCGCATGGCCCTGACCAAGTTCAACGAGCACAGCCCCGGCGCGGGCCAGTCCTGCGCCTTCCTGGTCGGCTTCTCGGTCGCGCTCGGCTACGCCCGCCTCGTTGGGCTGCCCGACGCCACCGAGCAGGAGGCGGTCAGCGCCGCGGCGGTCAAGCTGGCCGGGCGGGAGGAGCTCGAGCCATGAGCCGCAAGATCCGCTACCGTCGGAAGCCCTGCCCCCACTGCCGCGACCTGATCACCACCAACGCCCTCGGCCGCGCGGCTCATATCCGGTTCTGCGACGGCGCGCCCAAGCCTGACCTAAAACCGCTGTCGCCCGGCGATCTGCTGAAGATCGTCAGAGGGGAGTCGGTGCCATGAACCTCGAGATCACCGCGGAGTCGAGCTTCGGCTTCTCGATCAAGATCGACGACCAACTGCACTGGCTGGCGCAGCACGGCGGCGAGTGGCGCCTGGACGGCCGCTGGGTGGCCTCCAAGACCATCGAGTGGCCCGAGGCTCTGGCGCGCGCCCTGCGCCTCGCCACCGGGGCCGGGCTGGCCCGGCGCACCCGGGTGGCCATGGATAACAACCCATGACCCACCCCCTGGCCTACCTGAACCCCGACGCCATGGTGGTCGAGGACCTCGGGCCGCTGGCGCGCAACCTGAAGCGACTGGCGCGCTATTGTCTCACCCGCGAACACGCCATGCAGGCGCGTATGTTCGGCAACATACCCAGCGCGCTGAACTACGAGAAGATCTGCGAGGATCTGTATAACGATCTGCCGCCGGAATGGAGGTGGTGATGCTCTATTGGTCGTTCACCCTGGTCGCGCCACTGCTGGCCGCGCTGCTGGCCACCGTGCTGGTCGCGCTGTTGACCAACGACGACGACTGATGACACCGAAACGGTTTCAGGAATGCCTGCACACCATGCGGCTGTCGCGGCGCGATCTGGCGCGGGTGTTAGGCTGCAGTCCTGGCGCGACGCGGCACTGGTCACTGGGTGAGCGACCGGTGCCGCAGCCGGTCGCCGACTGGCTCGAGGATTGCGTCGAGGTGCGCGGCAAATATCCGGAACCACCACCACCGCAGCATTGGCGGGCACCGCACGTCTATTCGACCAACAAGAACGCGGAAGCCAAACGCAAGTCCCGCGCCAAGCAAAGGGAAACCCCATGACCGACCTCACACCAAAAGGTCCAGTCGGCAAGATGCTGGATCAGCTCCAAAGGGATTCAGCTATGATCGATCATAACATCGTCGAAGTCTGCCGCGCCTATGCCGAGCTGATCTGTTCGGCGCGGCGACTACGCAATGACTACTACCCACACTGCTTTATCGCAGCGGCGCGTGCGCTGCTCGGTTCCGCGCCGATCGACGCCATGCCGCATCTCGACATGGTCAAAAAAGTGCTGGAGATCGATACCACAGTGACCACGGTCAGCGTGGTGTTGCTGCGGGCGTCGCTGATGACCATGCAAGAGGGAACCAAGCGCTGGGTGATGCGCGACGTGCCCACCGATCCAGACGCGGGCAGTGATCATATCCCGATCAACATCACCTGCCCGCGCTGCAACAAGACCAGCTGGAATTTGAACGATATTCGCAACGGTTGGTGCGACAACTGCAAAGCCTACACCGCACGGGAGACCGCGCCATGACCAAGCCCATCGACTGGCAAGACCAGCTCAAGCGCGACGTCTATTTCGCCCGCACTGCGTTGCTCAAACAAGGCAGCCTGATGCCGATGTTCATCCTGCACTGCCCAGACGAGGTCAGGATCGTCGGCGCCGGCTGGGCCGATGCCACCGAGAAGCGCCGCGCCCAACAGATGGTCGGGCTGATGGCACTCGCCGCCAATGCCACCGCCATTAGCTTCATCTCGGAGGCCTGGAGCCGCGCGGTGATGCGGCATCCCCGCGAGACCGAGGCCGAGCATCAGGCGCGCATCGACGCGGTGCGACCGGCCGAGGCGGAGGATCGCACCGAGGTGTTGATCGTGTCGCTGACCTATCGCGAGAACAACGAGCGGCACTCGCTGGTCACCACGCTCGACATGATGCGCGCTATCGACGGCACGTTGACCGAGGTGATTGAGCGGGAGGCAGTTGACCAAGAATTTGGCGGCACCATGACCGACCTGTTGTGCCCGGTGGAGACTACGCCCGATATCCGCGCGGCGGCGCAAGTCCTGATCGAAGCGTTCTGCAAGAAGCACGGCATCGATCTGCAGAGCATGCAGCTCAAACCGGAGACGCTGCAATGAGCGAGCGCGTGCTGCGCGTCTATCTCGGCGACGGCCTTTACGGCGAGTTCGACGGCTACATGGTGACGTTGACCGCGCCGCGCCTGGGCAGCACGCATTATGTCGGGTTGGAGCCCGAGGTGATGCAGTCGTTCCTTGACTGGATCAAAGCCCTGGCGCTGACTTATCCCGAACTGTTCGATCGGTGGAAGCTGGAGAGGAGCGTAATATGAGCGGCAGATTTGATTACCTACTCGATCCAATTCGGGCAGACGCGCCGCGTGACATGTTGCGCAACGAACCGGCGGCGTTCTGGGAGGGTTTCAGCGCGCAACGAAAATTGCGGAAGGGAGCGACGCTAACCTCGCCGCCCCCAACCCCGCCCGAGCGAGGGGGAGGAAGTCCCCGCGTCCGGATCGAGATCGAATTTATAGACCGACGCGGGCAGCCGCCGCAGCAGCCGTCGCCCCCGCCACCGCAGCTGGAATCGTATGCCCATCGGCTCCTCCGCGGGCTGATCATCCTGCTGTTGATCGTCGGGTTGCTCAGCCTGCTCGGCGGCTGCGCCGGGGCGCTGGATGGGCTAACTGTCGGGTCCTTTACACCGGATCCTAAACCGGCGCCGGTCGCTTCAGCGGCGGAGCTGCAGGCGGCAGCCGCGGCACAACGGCAGACCGAGCTACGCGCTATGCTGACGCCCGTTGATCCGGCGACGGCCGCGATGAACCGCCGGATCGCCGGCAAGACCACACAGCAGTTGCGTAAGGAATTCGGCGTGTGGACTGACACCTATGTCATCGACGGCCAGATCGTAACCTGCGACCGTTACATTAGCGGCGGTATGGAGAGGAGCGAGTGCATGGAGCGATAATGCAACGAAAGAGCGAGACGGTGCAGTTCTGTAGCTACTGCGGCACCAAGACGTGGCACGTTGGTGGCGTGTGCGAATGGAGCGACGGTCACAACATGAGGGACCAAACCATGAGCGATGAAGAGATCAAGTTCGTGCCGATCCCGAGCGGCGAAACCGTCACCAGCACGTTCACGCTGAACATACCGCCGTGGTTTCCGTTCTCCATCCACCTTGGTGACTGCACCATCACGCTGTTCGCCGACGGCAAGTGGGAAGGCAGCGTCGAGGCGCTGCGCACCGCGCTGGCCACCGGCAAGGCCTACAGCGACGGGAACGCACGCATGCTGTTGTGGTTGATCCTGCGCCAGATGGAAGCTGATCAGAGGTTCTGGTGATGGCGGCAACATTCACCTGCGCCAGCTGCGGCGGCGTGTTCGGCAAACGCTGGTCTGATGCCGAAGCGATCGCCGAGTATCACGCCAACATGCCGGAGGTGCCGCCTGACGAGCCGACCGACGTGATCTGCGATGACTGCTATCAGCGGTTCATGGTCTGGCTGAAGGCGCACCCGGAGGAGCGATTCCGATGAACGATGATGAGATCGAACACGGCCTCGCCGTGCTGTTCGTGAGTGTGTGGCGGGCCTTCACCGAAGGCATGGGCATCGATCAGGCCGACCTGGAGACCATGCTGGAGGCCACCGGGCTGGTGGAGTGGCGCGCTGCCACCGCGCTGGAGGCCGACGCATCCGACGATGAGCTGGAGGCCGGCGACAGCATCCTGGCGCTGACCGATGAAGGTAAGCGCGTGCGCGACGCGGGCCGGGCGTGATGGCTGAATTTAAACCAACGCTCTGTCTCGACTTCGATGGATGTATACACGCGTATAGACGCGGCTGGCAGGACGGTGTGATCTATGACGACGTGGTGCCGGGGTTCTTCGAGTGGGCCGCACGAGCCAAGGATCACTTCAAGCTAGTGATCTACAGCAGTCGATCGAAAGACCCTGGCGGTATCGAAGCGATGGAACAATGGCTTCGGTTTCAGCATACGCACTGGGTCGAGACCGAGTGGAACGGTGGCATGACTGTGCAGACCGACATCGACTTCGAGTTCGCCCACGAGAAGCCGCCTGCGTGGCTCACCATCGATGATCGCTGCATCCCGTTCAAAGGCGACTGGAACGCCGAGCAGTTGCTGGTTGCAACCATGCTGGCGTTCAAACCCTGGAATGCCAGATGACCGGCCGGGACGACGAGTTCTTCCAGATCGAGATCCCGATGGCGGATCTCGACCGCTGGGTGCTGCGGATCGCCGAAGCCAGCGACGACGCCGCGATCGATAAGCTTTACGAACAGATCGACGCGCTGTTCACGGGGTTCGGCAATGCCACCGTGCACATGGTGATCGCCACCTTCCTGGCACGGCTGATCGAGCTGCTGGATGTGCCCGGGTTGATCACCGTCGCCATTGTCGGACGCATAGCGATGCAGCTTG